TGGTAGAGTACTACTGGTTAACGGATCCGACCTAAAGGATGTCCACAAATTCGGTCCTGACAAAGACCCTAAATTTGTTATTTTTTTTATTACTATAGTGTGATTTACACAATAGTTAAAGCTGTAATTTCAACAGCACACAACAGAGAAGGTAGAACCTATACTGTTGTTGTTTTGGTTTTCTCAACACTTTCCATATTTAATTAGTGTTTGCCTATTTGCACTGGCCCCATTAGTGAAAACGTGCAAAAACAAGTCCTCCTTCGAGGAGGCATAGCCTCAGTATGACTAAAAACCAAACTGAAAACTCACCGAAATCTGCGGAAAGTAGGGTAGAAAGTCCTAGTGATAGGCAATTTACTTCCCAATCGGGAAAAATGGATCGTAAGGCATCTTATGCCAAAAAGATCAAAAATCAACGCAATGCAAATAAGCGTCGTGGTATTGCTACCGCGGAATTATTGCGCAAACTTGATGAGGAGAAGAAAGCTCGCGCCAAACATGGTCGCGATCCTTCTATTCCTCCTAAATACGTCTCGCACAACGGAGAATTGGAAGATGTATTTACCGAATCTGAACCATCGCGCTTTGATTCAGCACAGAAATTTGTTGCTGATTGCGCACAAGATTCGTTGGCGGAATTTGCCATTTTTTGGAACCAAGCTCGAGAGGACATGAAATCAGTCCTTGAAAGCTGGTGTTTTGATTTATTGGAGAATTGCGTCTTTTTAGCTGTTAACACTTACAATGCTAAAAACTTAGCAGGCTTTATGTCAGGTATTGGTTTATTCACCAAAATATACCTGCCTAAGTCTGCCTCAGCATATGTTGCGGCTGCATTATCCGATTTACTCGGAGTTTCAATCATTGGAGATGAAGATGGATTGAAATACGAAAGTCAGATTGGTGCAATGGAGATTGTCTCGTTATTGGATGTTATCCAAAACTTTACAAGACTCCGTGAAACTGAAATGGCTCAAAAATTGATGAAATTGATCAGTACTATTGTAGCATGTGGTATGGTCAAATCATCGAAGTTCACTCTTAAGCTTGGAGACTTGAATGTCTTCAGAGCTGAAGTGCTCAAAAGGCAAGTTAGTGCAACTGATCTCTTAGAGTGTGTCATCGAAACCATTAAGTTCTTTTTTGAACGTGGTAATCGATGTTTCACTGGAGAAGGTTTGTCTGCCTTTTGGACTGATGCCAAATTATCTGAATATGATGAGGAGTATGCTTTTATTACTGCTAATTATGTTTTGTATGATGTTGGATCATTGAGTGAAGTCAACTGTGATGAGCACGAATACGATCGTCGCTTGTCCGAAATTACCGAGTTGACTATTGAGTACCTTGCAAATTGTAAGCAGGGTGAACGCGCATATTATTCGTCTCGTTTAGAGAAATTGAAGAATATTCGCACTAAGCTCACGTTGGCTCAGCGAAAGCAAATTAGAGAGAAACCATATGGTGTTCTCCTTTATGGAGAATCAGCCGTTGGAAAATCTTCAGTTGCTAGCGCTTTGATGCGATATGTTTTAGCATCGAACGGGTATGATCATGACCCGGGTTCGATTGTCACTCTGAATGAGTTTGATAAATTTCAGTCTGAGTATCGTTCCAAACATGCAGGCGTCATCTTTGATGATTTAGCCAATGGAAACCCAAATTTTACGGAAGGAAATCCGTTGATGAAGGTTATCCAGTTTATCAACAATGTGCCAATGGCAGCACTAAATCCCAACGTTGAATTGAAGGGAAATGTGCTGATCATGCCGCGCGTTGTTTTCGGAACAACCAATGTTAAGCATGTCAATGCTAACGTTTATTCTATGGAACCACTTTCGATTAGTCGTCGTTTTGATGTCACAATCACAATGACGGTCAAACCGGAGTTCTGTATTGAAGGTACAGAAATGTTGGATCCTAGAAAGGCTATGTCCGAAAATGAGAAACCTTTGCCCGAATTCAATTATTTCACGGTTGAAAAGCCGTTTCTGTCCAATCCTAAAGACAACATGTCTGTGGCTTTTAAGCCCGTTGTTTGGAGGAAAAAGCAGTTGAAAAATATTGAAATGAGGGAATTATTGGTTTTCTTGAGAGAGGAATCTCGTGAGCATTTTGAGGCTCAACGTGCATACGTTACTCAACAGCGAAATCTGAAGGATATGAAATTATGTCCTCATGAGAACGTTTGTGGTATGTGCAGTGAGTGTGAAAAGCTCGAGAGCCAGTTTGGAGTTGATATCACAACTATTCGTGAAAAGATGTTTGATTTAGAGACACTTGGTGTTGCTAGATACACTTTTTTCATGAGTTGGTTTGTCAATTCACGATATGGCAGTATTTTGTCACTATGGTTGAGCCCTGGTGATTTACGAGAAGAGTTGTATACTCTTGTCAAGAGATTCGCTGTTTTATATGTTGCGATTATCTTGCTAGCTCTTTTCATTCCCAATTTCATTGCTCTGTTATTTGTACTACCTGTTTTGTTTTATTTGCAGGTGTGCATTAAAATTGAGCAAAGGAAAAGGGAAGTTGTGGAGATGTTGACTTCGTTTCAACGTCCTTCCATAGTATTGCGTGATGCTTGTGATAAAGCTGATGGACGATTTGCAATGAAAGCTTTGGGAGCTTTGCTTCTATTGCTTTGTTTTATGCATTGTACCGTCGGTGGCAGAAAACTGTTTCACAAGCTGCAGCCCCTATTGCCTTGAAGAAGGAATATGAGGGCGAAATTCGCAAAGAATTCTGGTCTCCTAAGGATGAACCAGAAGTCATTCAGCGCACACATGTTGAGAGATCGACGACAATTGATGATATTCAAAGTACTGTCAGTAAACGTCTATCACACATTAGAGTTCTTAAGGATGGTGTGTGGTATGGTAATGATGTTTTCCCTCTTAAGGGTAATGTCTGGATTTTACCAAATCATGCCGTTCCTGCAGACAAATCTCAAGCTGTAGTGACTAGACCAGGAGGACACACGAACAAATGTGTTGTTTCTGCGTCTTGTTGCTACCATATACCAAACACTGATTTGGCATTGTGGTATGCGCCAGAATTGGGAGAAGTGAAAGATTGCACTCGCTTTTTTCCCGAGAAATATGTCAAGAATAGAACTTATACTTTTCGTAGGGTCTTTGTGACCCATGAAGGAGAAGTACAGGTTTCTTCGCTTTTGAGCGGAGCGCTTGACAGAATCAACACCACGGAGGGTGGTGCTTTTGATTGTATTCGGTATGTATATGATGAGGAT